TCCTCACGATATTTATGAGTTATTTTACTTATTCTCTGACGCACAGATCTTGAATAGTCGTCTAACTCTTCGTCTTTTGTTTGAGTTTCGGTATCTGTAGATTCTTCGGGACTTGTATTGTCCTGCTCAGAGTTTTCAGATTGTTGAGAATCTTCTTCCTCAACAATTTCTATTTCTTTTTCTTCAACAGCTTCCGCCACATTATTTTCCATAGCTACGCTCCGTATGTCTTAATGTCATCAGGGTCAACAATGGTCGCAATAACTTCGTCGTCATTAATAATACGAACCTCACCACCTTCGATGTTAAAGCGAGATCCTGCATATCGACCTATGCAAACCCAATCACCTTCTTGGCACCAAGGATCACCACCACCAAACTTGTCGGCATCCTTATAAGCCAAGGGTCCGACCTTGACCACGTAAGCTACAACAGTAGCTCGTGATTCTCGGTCTCGTGCTTGATCTGGTACATAAACCCCAGCCTCAGTTTTTTCACGACCTTTATACGGCATGACAAGAATCCGCCAACCCGTTGGTTGCGGAATTCGTTCTGTTAAAGATTTTTCTTGAGCTTTTTCTTCAGCCTTTTTTTTCGCCTGGCGTGAGGCTAATACGTAGTCAGGTACTATCAGTGTCTTCGACATAACTTACCTTTTTCAGCAGGGCCTTGAGTTCATCAAGAGCATAGGTGACACCCTGTATTTCACCAACTCTTGCTCGGTAGTCCTCCCAATCGGAAACACTACCACTCGTTATAGACAGACTAATGTCCTCTATACGATTATTCAATACCTTCTGGTATTGAATAATAAAATTTAATACATCCATTAACTACTCACAGTCGCAATGTGTATCCTGACAATCGCAAGGGGAGTGACCCATTGGGCCACCTGCTTCCCAGGCAGAGCAACTATTACTAGCACTACAAACAAACTTTAGCAACTGACAGTATCCTGTTTCGCCGCTTTCATCTTTTATACAGTGTTGCATTTCGGGGGTAATGTTGTAATAAGAGCACACACCACAAGACTCATCTGGGTTTACAGCCGAGCCGTATTGATGATCTTTGATCGCGTACTGTCTATTTTCTTGGTTAGTATCCGCATCCTGCGTCGCAATAGGACATTCGTCTTGCATTTTATCTACAGGCATCCCGTCTTGAATTGCTTTAGACAAATCCATTCCGTCAGGAATTAGTTTAATTTCTATTCTCATCTTCTAGCTCCCGTTAGTGAATCAGCTAAAAGCCTGTCAAAGTATGAATTAGCCTGTGGTTTATTATTTGTAGGAACTCTTGTCCCTAATAAAGACGTATTACCTAAGTCCATAAGATTAAAGGGCTCTTTATTAGAAGACCGGGCTACACTCGCAATACCAACAGGCTCTACTTGCGCCCCTCTGTCAAACTCTTCCAACGCATCTAGCATAAACGCAGAGCGGTCACTTCTAGGATTATAAAATTCGGGTACAACGTCTTGTGGGGGAGTTGTCATAACATTGTTAGATTTAAGAGTCATGTCATTGAGAGGCGCGGACGATCTATCTGTACTGCTTGAAATATTAACGCGAGGTCTTCCCGTATTAAGATTAGGCGCAAAGTAATTTGTCATGTCGGACACCATACTTGAAGTACGAGCTTCTTTATCTCTGTTTATACCAAGATTTGCATCGGCAAAAGGATTTTGTTGTCCAGGTGTGTAACTAACAGTTGCATCGGCGTCCATGCTAACATCAAACTCTGGGGGTCTATTAAACTTTTCCCTTACGCTAGCTACATAGTTAGCTATACCGCCCGGCACATCTACCTTAAAACCACCGCTAGGTGTGTAACGCGGATCTTCTCCTGCAACAGAAGCGGAAGCAGGAATATCTCCCGGCTTTTCAGTTAAAACAAGTTCTTTACCAATACCAAGCATGCCTCCAAACATATTGTTTGAAAATAACTTCTCTAATGTGTTCATGTCTTCTTTAGGAACAGATTCTACCGTACCAAATCTGGTTATATCACCCTCTCGCATACCAGGACGAAGCTGATCATTGGGGTTTGATACAGCGCTTAAGTTAGGATCTAAATAACGATCCAAGGTAAGTTGCATTATACCCTGACGTTTTTGAGGACTCAGATTAGGGTAGCTTAGATTTTTAGGATCTATACCAAGAGCATCACTAAATCTGTTTTGGAACCCATAAGGGTTATCCATAGTGATGCCCATCTGCTGCATTAAATTATTACGCTGTGTTGGGCTTAGATTTTTTTGAGAATAAGACGGGCGAGTGTTTTGACCATAGGTTGCTTGATTGTATGCGGTCTGATTACCGACAAAACGTCCGCCACCTAAAGACTGACCCATATTAAGTGTAGGCTCATCATTACGATTATCACCACCTACTACGCTAGCGTTTGAAAAACCATCGTTAGCGTCAGCGTCAGCATAGGCATCAAAGCGACTATCCATTTACTTTGTCCCTGTAAATTTGCCGCCTTGAACAGCGGCACCCATACCACGGCACGACATATACTTGCCATCAGAAGCTGAGACATACGTACCCATAGCAGCCTTACGTTCTTTTTTCTTTCCCTTACCCTTCATGTACTTTTCTACTTCTTCTGGATAAGCTTCTTTTAGAATAGAGCTTTTCATAGGAGATGTACGATCCCGGTACTTTTTATCTCTTTCTTGATCCTCAAGAGTAGGACGAGGATCACTAACTGATCGATCCGTATTTATAAAAGTGTCCTCATAGACCAGTCTATCCGCATCTCTTTCAGCCTGCGCTTGCTTTAGAGCTTTTACTCCACCCTTTTCATACTTCATTCGGTTCATGTTATTCTCCAAAGTAGCGGAACCACCGTCTTGACGTTTTCTACCTTCATTTATAAGCTGTTTTGCCTCGCTAGTCGAGACGCCAATATCTTTTCCAAACTGCGCTGCTCTAGGTCGTCTCATGTCTCTAATCCTTTTCCGTGTTCAGCCATACCGCAAATGCACCTGTCATGGCCCCCGTGACTACACTCACCAGTGCCGACTGCTGTGTCGTCGGATCCGGCAGGAGCATAAACCATTCCACTACTCGCCATGCTGATATGGACATCATCAGCATCATAAAGCGAGGTAGTATCCTCCACCTTAGAAATCTTTCCATTGTTAGTTCTGTCACGATTAATCCTCGCCTGCTCTTCCGTTGTTCTGTTGTTCATGTCCCACATGTAATACACTACTTCTTCCCGAAGAATTTAGTTGCGCTACGCACACCAAAAGAAGCGGCAACGATAACGCCCAAGGAATATTGATACCATTCAGGCATTGAATTGAGTTGGGCGAAGCCATTTGCGACAACCTCCTCCATACCGGGAATAAACGCCAAAATCAGTGGTATGCTAAACAAAATTACTAGCCACTCATCAGCCCACGAGTTGCTTTTACTTTTTGCCATCTCAAGATCCCAGTCGATCTCGCCCGTAGCTTTCTTCTGCATGACAACAGCTTCAGCCTGCGCCTTGGCAACCTTGGTTGCAGACACTGCCTTCTTCTCTTCGACCTTACCCTGTAGCCCTGTACTGGCTAAAGAAGATATCGGACCTATCAACGCCGCTATCATTATGTTGTCTCTCCATACACGCACATAGCTTTATATCTATGTGGAACAGGTGCCATCTGCCTTATATCCGCCAACATGTGAACCACTCTTATGTCACACTCTTGTTTAGTAGTATAAGGACCGTATGTATCCGTAAATTTAACGCACGAATTAGCAATGTTAAGTGCACAAGCTAATACAACAGCCTCAAACATTACTTACCTCTGTTCTTAGAAAGTGCCGCCTGTGTATTAATACGATACAAGTTCACATCATTTCTGTCATCAGCTATGTTCTCTTGCAAGTTTAACCTATTTTGAGCCAACTCATACGCTTGCTGCAACTTAGCTTGATCAATCTGGAAGTCCATAGCATCGTTCTGCATCTTACGCTGTATTTCTTGCGTATCGTTCTGCAACTCTTGTTGACGAATCGCAACCAACGGATCTTGCTGCTGGGCTGACTCCAGAAGGGGAGACAACTGCTCTAGTGTTTCAGCAATTTGCTGTGCCACCATCGCTTCAACAACCGAAGGATCAATCTGAGGAATTTGCTCACCCGCATTTTGAGCTTCTTGCTGAGTGACTTTAATAACTTCACCAACAATATCTCTAGCGAATAATGCTACATGATCTTGTATGTGCGATTGCAAAACCATAGCGGCCTGCGAGTTGCCTTGTAGTGCAGGAGATTGAATTAAAGAAGCATGTACACGAATATGTGCTCTGTGATCCTGCTCTGGGAACACCTGTAACTGCATACCCTTAACGGCTGCACCATTTTCTGTAGCCGGATCTTTCGGAGCCGGAGGTGGTGGCGGCGGAAGAATTGCATCGATGTTCTTTACATCTAAGGCATCGTACATACGGCGGTAAGCCTCATACAGATTATGCATCTGTGGCGCGGCTTGTGCTAATTGCAACTGAGTCTGTGCCAATGACAGACGCTGTGCCATAGAAAAGATTGACGGGTCGGAGACAGGGAGAATATCTACACGCCCGTCAAAGTCTTGTGCCATTATCTGAGGGCTTACATTAGCACCTACAAAATACGGATAAGGCATCGGATTATTGGCAAAGATTTCTGCCAGCATTCTAAATTCTTGCTTTTGTCCTGTGTGCAGGCGCTTGTGAATACCAGAGATTACTTTAGATCCCTGCTCAATCAAAGCAACCGTTGTTCCAACAGGAGCATTTGAATTAGCATCAGCCACCTTCGAGTCTGCAATCTGCGCAAAGCGCCGACCCGAGTCAACAACAACACCCAGTAACTGAGCCAGTGTGCCCGAAGGCTCTTTGTACGGAAGTGGTATAAGAGCGTTTCTAATATCTCCGCCAGGTGCATCCAAGTCCCGGAACTCACCCGGATTGACAGGTTCATCATTGTTGCGGATACGAACTCCACGAGCCTTAAAGCCACCAGGTAGGTTTGCGAGTGTCCCAGCATCAATAAGCTGACGCAGGATTGATGTCGCCGCACGAGACAATCCACCAATCATATGCAACAGACCGAAGCCGTAGAACCCAAAACCAGGCAAAAACTTGTAATGAACAAAGTATTGCCGCTTACGGCGCATAGGGTCGTCTTCTCGGTAGTTACGAGCTATCGATAAAATCTGCCCCGAATCTTCATCCACAGTGACGATATAAGGAAGCTTAATTCCCGTCGGTTCGCCCTGCTGGTCCATGTCTTCAAAGCCCTCAAGGTCAAGCTCCACATGAACCTCAAACAACGTATACATTTCGTCGCTATACCCTGGACGTAATCCTTGAATCTCGTCAGTTTTGCTGCGAATTGTCGTATCAGATTCATCATCGTCACTCGGAGATAAATCAACATCACGGTAAATGCCTCCTATCTGTAGTTTGCGAATATCATTCTCTGTCATCCGCACAACATGTGTAAATCTTTCTGCTGTCCGTAAATCGGAAGCAGAATACGGAACAATCAAATCCTCCGCATGAACAAACTTAGACACCGCACGTTGTCTAGTGGGGTCTTGGTAGACTTTCTTAAATGTAGATCCAGTCAATGGTAAATAGAAAAGCATCTGATCAGTGTCTTGATCATACTCTTCCATCACCTCTGTGATCTGGTAATTCATAAAATCTTTTACGCGCTG